GGTCAAAGATAATAGCTGCTGACGTATGATAACAGATTTCTTCCATGCAGATATTACTCCGCATTACTGTGCCACATACTCAGCCTAGTTCCACGTATTTTAACCTTGATGTTATCTCGAGTGGCATCTTCCGCGCCTACATGGAAACTAGATCAAGTATGGAAGCAGTTGTCATCAACCGGTGCATATTAGATTGTCTCGCTGGTGTATACCTATTCAGAATATCATCCCAACGCATACCAGGAGGAAAGACTGGTCCAGCCTGCATCTGATATCTACCTCTAGTTCCTACAATTAAAGCATACAAATGTTCATTAATAGATGGCACAGTTGTCTCAGTTGTCGCATTCAGCACTTCAATTTTAGTTGAAATCACAGCTTGATGCGTTGCTGATGGATTTCCAGCTGGGAATATATTTTGCAAATCAGCTAGCAACGGCAATCTCCTCATTGTCAAGATGATATTTACTGCATCGAATTGCGGAATAGTATGCATTCCCAGATTCGCAGCTACATATATTACTTGTCCTGCAAGTTGGAATTCAACTCTAATGTCATCTCTAAACGTCGGTATATTATATGGGTTGTATGGCCAATAGTGTGTGGCAGCTTGGTTTCTGATCATACTTGGTACTGACAAAATATCTGATATTGGGTGTATAACTATAGTAGCGTTAGACACTGGCGTCCTCAAATTGTACAGGTATTCAAATTGCCTCGCATTAGCTGGCTGTCCACGAACAAAGTCTTGATCAAATGCAGCGAAATGTATAGCATTATTTAGTGATGCAAATCGTGTTCCTGACACATTATCGTAAGCAGCCGTTACTCTATCATATGCTATAGCCATATCATATGGGAATATATATGGTACATGGTTTGAAAACATTGGATCCCTAGCTGACAATCTATAATGCCATTCTGAGATGTACTTAGATCCTAAATCCATATTAAGGAAAACATACTTATTGTTAGAGAGTAATCTCAGTGCTTCAGATTGTGGGTATGCACCATTTCTATTGTTATCAACTAGCAACTCAGTTTCACATACAGCAATCACAAACTCAGTCAACATATCAAGTGTTGGTGTCATCGATTCTACATAATTAGCATCTATATTTAGTAAGGTTGTACCCAATTGCGGCAGATCAAAAGTCCATTCTCTAAGTGGCATAGTAGCCAATCCACCAGTAGTAAAAGTTGATCCATTCAATACTCTAACCATTTGATTGAATTGTTGTATTACATCTGATACGTTGGAATATATTGTTCCATTTATGATCTTTTCTCGTGCTTCTCTGACAGTCAACGCAATTGAAGACAGCGCCTCCATCTTGATTACTATTTAAAACC